ACATTGCTTGTGAGCCGAACCAAACAACCTTGCCATCCCAGTCTTCTTTATTAACTGGAAGATATTTGCCGTTACGTGCTGTGCAGTTGCTGTAGATCATGCCTGTGCCTTCGGTCATAAAACCTTTGTGGCTCAGTTTGTAAGAGTCTGTTTTAAATACTGGATTGATTTGTAACATAGTATAATTTCCTATTTAGATTTAGAAATGTGATTGAAAGTAGCAATGTCTACTCTCGTTGTGTAACTGCCAACAATATTACATGCTTCTACGCGATTGATCAAGCCCTTAAACACGCCTAACCCTTTAGAAAAAATACCATGTGCCACACATAATGTGATATGACAGTCTGGATATTCTTTTCTCAGCTCTTTAGCGCATTCAGTGAATGTACGACCACCGTCGCAGATGTCGTCTAGGATGACAAATTGTAATGGCTTCTCTGCTTGTATAACGCCTACAGCACTTTCGATTTTAGTTCCGACAACTTTACCATCTTCAACGTTGCGAACCTTGTCGAATATAACCACAGGCTTCTTGGTTAAGTCTTTGAAACGACCTGCTGCACCTTTGTCCGGAAATACCACAACATCATGTTCTACACCACTAAGCAGTTTCTTATATGGTGTGACGTTATCCACTAACCATTGAGATGGTAGTGCGTCTGCATTGTGTGGTGCGACAACATACACCTTGACAGGATTAATTAGTTCTTCAATTGCATTGGCAAACACTTTCAGAGGCGTAGTCGAGTTAGCAGTGAAACGACGATCCGCTCTTGCGTTAGGCAGATACTCGAATATAAGACTAATCTTAACATCTATTCTGTATGAGTTGTATGTCCCTTCTAACGCCTTTTCGAGCAACAGCAGATCCCATAACACTGTATCAAAGCCGTCTGGACAAACTGCTGGAACAGTGATTAGAATGTCACCGTTTTCAAACAACTCTTCTTTCGGAGTGTCTATAAGGATGTTATGAGTGCCGTCACTAAACTCAATCTTAGTGTACTGGATTTCGCGGCCTATGCCGTTCATTACTTTATAGCGATTCATGATAATTTCCTTAGAGGAAAAGCCGCGTTATCCGCGCGGCTTGATTGGTTTAGCGATACCTGTTTTAAAAGTATCAATTGTACCTTGGTCTAACACAATACGACACTTATCCTGGACGTCAAGTGAAGGATAGCCAACAATGCTAAGAATGAACTTGCTCACTGGCTTTGCAGTTAAGATATCGTACTGAGTACAGATTTCTAACTTACGATCTTGTGATGCTTTAAACTCGTCACGGCCAGATGCAATGGTCACTTGAAGCTCTTTGTATAAAGAAGAGTCAAATTGCAAGTTCTGTTCTTTAATCCACTGCATTGTTGCCTGAGAACCATCCGCACCGTAACGACCTTGGAAAGTTGCGCTAACAACTGACTTCAAGTCTGCTACATAAGCAGCCGGAACTTCGAACATTTCAGTGATTTTCAGTGTGTAGTTTGACAGAGTATTTTGAGATGCTTTGTCAAACTTGTTGATATTTTGTTCATACTCTACTGCACGGTTAGCGTATGACAACAGTGTCATGCCTACTGCTACAATAACAAGAACCACACAAATTAAGGCAATTAATGCCGAGCCACGTTGTTTTAACATTACCATCTCCTATGACGGGTTGTGAATAAATCTGTTTGTTTCATATACGCGCCTAACAGTATGCTAGCAATCGCGTTAATGAATGTTAATAATACAATGGCCCACAACGGAGTGTCAATAGCCAGTGCTTTAAATTTCAGTTCTTCTGTGCTTAACCTTACAAAGTGCTTCTCTATCAATGACACCTGTTCTTTGATGTGGTCCATTGTTAAAGGTTTTGTAGTGGCGTTAGCAGCAAGTCGATAGTGCAACTCTTTATTGCCCATGCCCATTGCATAAGAGTTGGACTTAAACCACTGGATGGTGTTATCTGGAGACAGGCCGTACACTAAGATCACATCGTTCTTTTTGCCCCCTCTCCAACTTGCCATCAAGCCATTGAAGTGGTCTGGAGTGGTATTGTACATACCTACCACCACAATATTGAGCTGCTTACGTGCGCCTATCTGTTTTAACGTCTCATTTAGGTATACAGATATCTCGGCACCAAGAGGGGCAGGTATACCTATAACACGATTAATCTTCCAGTAATCATAGACACTTGGATATGCAGGAAATTGCTTATCCTTCATTGTTTCCGGTAGTTCAACAAACAGAGTCTTTTCGTCTGCTAGTAAAGGATTCTGATAAGAGAATCTTTCCGCCACGTACTCACCTACAACAACAGAAGACCATCTGGAAGGTTCAGTTAACCCCCGTCTATCCTCTCTGCTGATAGTGAAATTGCTGAGTGATGTGTACACGTTCCAATCGACGTCGTAAGAGTGATCATAGCACGTATCGCATACTTGGCTGCAAGACCTATTCTTACCACTACCAGAACATGACTGTCTGCATCGGCAGCTGTAACTATGTTCGCATGATACCTCTTGTCTTTTCTTAGAGGATACAACCCCAGACAGTATCTGTGAGTCTGCCATCTTTATATACTGACTGGCAGTAATGATGCCTAAGAACACTAGACTGATAGCAAAGTTAACAGCCAGAGACAACAGTGCCTCTTTATCTGTTATCTCTTTCTTGTAATACATTTTCATGCAGAGTGTGATTAACACTGCTGGAATGAAGATAGCAAAAATATCACCCATATCAAATCACCCTTAGTTTAGATGTGACAGTTGCTCTTCCAAAGCAGCAATCTTTGCTTTAATCTCTTCGATTTCAGGATTGACTGGAGCAGGTTCAGTAATAACAGAAACGCTCTGTGTTGTTTTACCTGAGCTGTAGGTGTTGTGAGTATCTGCATGAGGGCAATGGATCACACTCATAATAACTTCACCATTCGATACTTGATATACTTGGCAATCTGCTAGAGCAGGAGGTAACGGATATGCGGTTACCTGTCTAACATAAGGCTCACATGCGCTAACACATAAAGCAACAGCAATGACTAATAATCGTTTCATAATGTATCCTTAGACAGTTGTTAATTTCAAACACATTAAAACATGAGTTGAAATCAAAGTCAACAAAAAGCCCGCACTTGGCGGGCTTTTATAGTTAAATCAGTTTAGCTGTTAGCTAACTGTCTGAACTGTGCTAAGATGTCATCATCGTCATCTTCTTCGATCGAGGCTGCTAACTGGGCAGATGCTGCTGGAGCCTGTGCTGGAGCGGATTGTTGTTCTTGCATTGCGTGTTGTGTGCTAACACGATTTGCTGCCGCCTGACCAGGTTCACCAGTTTCAAGTGCGTTGTGTTTTTCACCTGTAACCTTTTCGAAACGTGTTGCCAACTCGTCAAAACTCTTAACCTTCAAGAAAGGTGTTAAGTCAAACGTCTGGTTGAACATTGCTTCACGTTCTTCGTCTGATGCTAAGAACTCAGACGGACCTGCGAATTCAGAGTTTTCGTAGTTAGGTACGATCACTTTAGTGCCGCCTTGGCCTGGCATTTCTTTACCAACAATCTTGATCTTGAAGTCAGCGCCTGACCACATATCAAACGGATCTAATGGCTTGTCGTCTTCGAACTCAGGCTTTGCAGCTGCTTCAATTTTCTTGAAGATTTGTGCGCCAAATTCATAGATCATAACCTTGCCGTTAACTGCTGGATTATACTGGTCTTTGATAACGAAAGCGTTCGCGAAATACTTGGTGTTGCGCTTACGGCCTTTAACGATGTTTTTCAGGTTCTCGTTACCAGTTTCTTCGCCTTTGTTCCAGTACAAACGGTTAGAGATGCTTACTGGATCATCTTCATTGATTGTTGAACGGCTTGACTCTAAGTACCAACCACCCGCGCCTTTGAATGCGTGACTGAATACACGAACAAACGGCTCACCATGTTTATTAGGAAGGAAGCGAATAACAGCGTAGCCTTTTTCTTCTTTCTTGTCGAAAGTAGGCTTAAAGATACGTTCGTCTTTTTGACTGCCAGAACCTTTGTTCATCGAGTCTAACTTCTCTGTCAGAGATGCTAAGTTCGAACCACGTGCATTTTTTAATTTACTGAAGTCGATCATTTTGTACTACCTTATTTTGCATATTGGACATATTGTGTTCTTGAATGTTAGTGTGAGCATACAAGATCTTTTGAAATATACAGTGAAATGAAGCGCCTGTCAATGTGGACTTGCTCTAACCATGTACTGTAAATGTTCAGTGGATCATTGAATACCAGTTTATTTAGTGATGGAAATTTAAGAAACATCGCCACAACTAAAAAATATTCTTCCATGGATTTCTTGGAACGGTTGTAAATTGATGGCAGTCCGTTGGCATCAATGGTAAAAGTAGGTTCTTCTTCATCCGGTAGTTTAGTCTCTATATACTTGATGAAGTGTTTCATTTGAGCGTAGTGTGTTCTGCCAAATCTAACAGCCATATCAACTTTAGCATAGGACAATCTGAACAAAGGATACCAAAACTTGATCAAATCATTGTCAGTTGGAAACTCTCGCTCTACATGGTGGAAACCATACTGCAACCGCAGATGCACATTTTTCATGTAAAGTTCGGGAGTTAGTTTAGATGAGCGAAAATTGTATTTCCACCCATCATACGGAAGATTGGAATTTAAGTGGTGAGCCACGCAACGCATGACTACCCAAGCACGCATGCCTTTCATTGAAACCTCAGAACAGCTTTACGCTGCTATCTTTGATGAGCCCACGTTGTTGTGCTTCAACTTCCAACTGATCTTTAATCTTCTTGTTCAGAAGTTTAGCAATATCTTCCATTTCATGATCACTTTGGTTCTCATAGAAATACAAGATAGTATCAGTGTAAGAGTCTAACTGCTTGTCTCTTTTTAGATTCTCTAAATACATTGAGAAATCTGATGAAGACTTGAACCCTGTCATCTTAGCCACGATGGAAACCCTTATAGTCTAAAGAAGGAACTCTTCTTTATTGATTCTCTATTGTAATATGCGTCCAGTACAATGTCAAGCTCTTTTTCTAAAGGTGCTAACTTAAATTTGAACATAGAACTAGACATCTCTGCTACGTTGCCCACAATCAGAATGCCATGTGTTGGTGCTGGAAGGTGTGGAAACATCTTGGCAAAGGCTCTACCATAACCACATGTCTGTACCATATAGCCAAACAGTTTCTTTCTTGCATAGTCTTTTGTCAAGTCAATTTTGCGTCTAGAGTTCTTATGGTCAACAACACATAGATCTTTGCCGTGAAACGCGATACAGTCCGTTCTGCCCGCATAACCATCCTCTATGTTGTATAGTGGCACCTCTACTCCGACAATAGGGCCTAGAGCGTCTATGTGACGTTTAGAGCGATTGAACAGCAATGCTCCTGGTCCCGTTACATCTGCACGAGTTAACTGGTTTTTCAAATATCTTTCTGATAAGTCATGCAAGCTGTTACCGCGACGAATTGCTTCATCCACAATTTTAGTTGCTTCTTCTTTACCTACCCGTTCAATCCATTGTTCTAGTCCACCATCTTCATCTTTCAGTACAGACAATACAGATGTCATTGATGGCAGCTTAATATCCTCGGACACTTTGTAAAGACGGACATCACCTTCTTCCACGTCCAGTTCTTTGAACGGTAGATTGATCCAGTCGAATTTTTTCCACTCTAACGATACTTTACTCATGAAGAGGCCTCCTATTCTTTATAAATTATACACGAATAGAAGGCCTGTGTAAATTACTCAGCTTTGCTGATTAAGTCTAACATGTCTAACACAAATCCAGAACGAACACATTCTTTCATATCGTATTCGAAAATGTCATAGGCCTTCTGTTGGCGTCTTAGTTCTTTAACTAACCAATCCAAACCGTTCTCTTGTCCTCTAAGATCAGATTGAGCGGTGTCGCCTGTAATGAAGACCTTACTGTTTATCCCGATACGAGTGATGAACATCTTCATTTCAGTGACTGTGGTGTTTTGTGCTTCATCCAATAGTACAATCGAATCATCGAACGTATCGCCACGCATGTATGCTAATGGTTTAGGCATAATACGCTTCATATAATCACATCGGAAACGTTCGCTACCTAAACGATCAATCAATGCTTTCTTGAACGGCTCTAAGTACGGTGCATACTTCTCGGACATATCACCTGGCAGGAAACCTAAGCTCTTACCTGTTTCAACATTTGGACGAGTCAATATGATATACTTGAAATGCTTTTGCTTGTACAGTTCCGCTGCTACCGCTGCTGACAGATATGTCTTACCCACACCGGCTGGCCCTATAGCAACAACCAGGGTATCGTGGATTAGAGATTCTTTGTGTGAATCTTGTGTGTCGGATAAAGTCTCAATAGGTTTAGCAGATGGGTGCTTAAACTCTACTTGAATTTGCGGCTCTTCTTGATAAGCATGATAGTCCCTTCTTTGCGGTTTTGTGTTAACTGCTTGTTGAAAACGTTTAGCATTCTTAGACATGTTAGCAATCCTATTTTAGTTTTTGGTATGATACAAACAAAAAAGCTCACACGACATACGAGTGCCATGTGAGCTTGAACTATTGCTGCTCCAGAGGTTTCTAACATAAGACCCTTTCTGTTTTAATTGTTATCAAATAGTATTTAGTGTCATCTGATGTTATCGTTCAGTGCCGCCTTAAATCTTTCTGGAACTTTATTCTTTATTTCTTTGAGCCGATCGTTAAACGCATCGGTGGTTTTCATGGAGCCTGGATTGCTGTAAGAAACCTTAGGAGCAAATAAGATTTGGCTCACTTGTGTCTCACCGCATTTAGAGCATGGTGCTTCAACGGGAATGTTACGGTCCACAATCTTGTGGACCTCTTCAAACTCGTTACCACACGCCTTACATCTGTAAGCGTATAATGGCATGGTTAAAGTCCTTTAATTTGTCTTAGTGAATCGATGGCAGCATCTTTTTGTTCTACTACACGATCCAACGTGTCTGCTTCAGTTTTATCATGACGCAGTTCGACAAATCGAGGTAAAAATAAAGATACACCTTTATCGGTATATATAACGTCATTCGCTCTGACTGTCATAATCTTACCAGCCAACATGTAACGCAGACGGAACATGTCTTCACGTTGCTTATCTGAGTAACCACCACCCGCCCAGACAACCAACAGACCGTCAGATGTTTTACACTCAACTGAGCCAAGTTTGCCTTTGTGTTTGCCTTCGCCTTCTTTGATTGATACGATCTCTAAGTCGCACTCGAACTCAATTTTAAGTTTCACCTGGTCTTTTGATGTACCATCTGCCCAAAAGCCGTTCAAGTTCTTAACCACTGAGCCTTCTTTACCTGCAGCAACGTTGGCTTTGAAATGGTCAAATAACGCATCCATTGAGTGACATAACACTGTATCAATAAGAGCAAAGTTAGCAACCTTTGATATCATATTGCTTAAGCCACCCAGGCGAATGTTGTAAGGAATGTTGCTTTGTTTGTCTAACCAGTGTTGGATTGGAACTGCATCCCAACAGACAATAACAACCTTATCTGGATCAACTTTGTCTGAGTTCAGGTAACCGTTACCTTCTTTGCGTGGTAGATACTCACCGTCATCGCCTATAACCATTGCTTCACCCATAAGAACATAGCCCGCTGCATATTGCATCAGTCTGTTGTTTTTACTGTATGAGCCATATTGGTTAACTAACTGACCACTGCGTGTCATGTATGTGACACCTGTCTCTTCTACCATCACATCAAGATACAAACCATCTTCTTTCACTTGACTGATACAAGGAAGTTCAATGTTTGCCAAGTTTGCCGCACTGAAAGAGCTGCAACGTTGATACGGATGTTCGTATATCAGGCCAGGCCAGATTTTGTTGAACGTGCTTGCGTTAACACCACAATCAAGTGAACCTTTAAGAATACGCTGTATAACAAGAGCATCTTCAACTGTTAGTTGTGATACTAAAGACACGAGATATCCCTTGGCTGCGTTGCCAGTTAACTGACGTGACGATAACACAGTCAATCGGTCTATGGCTTCAGACAGGCTCAATACACCTTGGAAGTTCTGAATAGGTTTCAGGTCAATGTCCGAGATGTAATAGTTAATGCTGGTATCTAACGCAGCTCTAACAATTTTCTTAAGCATTGAAACTTGGTCGTGGTCAAGTGTCTTTATCAAATCAACTTTGTCGATACGGCTCGACGTGCGTTTTAACTGAAGAAAAAATTTATCATAGTTCATGTTGGTTCACCTTTTGTTGTTCAGTACATATTACATGAAAATGTTGACGAATTCAATATTATATCGAGGCTTGAGTCTGACAATCGGCTTTTTAGGGTTTTTAGCAAAGCGCAAGAAGTATCGGGACAGGCAGTATATAACTACCTTGTCCTTCTTAAACACTGCTAGAGATAAGGCATTAACTCTAGGAACCTGTGTGTTAATTGTGTCAACAACGTCAAACAGTTGTTCGGGAATACGTTGGCCGGGAAACATTAGAATCATAGTGCTGCCTCGAATAGGTTGCCTAATGAGTTTTGGATGTAGAACATTTTAACGCGATCATCTACCAATAACTCGTTGTATCCAATCTGTTGCATGATGTTCAGGCCTTCGATAGATCTTAAGCGTGATAATGCAACGTATGCTTGCCCGAACGTGAAACAACCTCTACCCGTATAGATAGCCGCTTCGTTTAACGTCATGCCCTGTGACTTGTGGATAGTGATAGCCCAACCCAACTTGATAGGAAATTGGATAAACGAACCAATCACAGTGGTGAGTAACACACCATCTTGAACAGAGTAATCAATTGCATCCCATTCATGTTGCTCAACATCAAATGCTCTGCCAGTGTCTGTTAGAACTCTAATCTTACTTTCTGTCAGGTGAGTGATTACACCACGGTCGCCATTGACATACTCGCCATCTTGATGGTTGGCGCTGATAAGAACTTTACAGCCCACTTTCAATGCAAGTGTGGTAGGCACAGGCTCATCTTTAAAGTCGCCTTCGATTTTTGCTTGATAGTAAAATTCTTTACCTTCAACTTCGGCGTACTTGATACGGTTAACAGCATCGGCATCTGCATTGGTAGCACATAACATAAGCATATCCGCGTCAGGCTTCATTGCAGCATTAGTCATACCTATTTTGTTAATGTACTGTAATGCCTTATATGCGTTGTGATCTAATACACGAATTGAGTTGAGTGCGAACTTGTATGTTGGGTCGTTCTGCCGCATGATCTGGTCTAACTCAACAGTTAGAAACCCTGCCTTTTCCCAAGCTACGGTGTCGAAGGCGTATGGACTGCGAAACTCTTGGTTATACAACTCACCTTCGAAAGATTTGTTGTTTATAACCGGAGACAATTGATAGAAGTCGCCTGACACTACCATCTGAATTCCGCCAAAAGGTTTCTTGTTGCCTTTGATGAGCCTTAAGTTTTGATCTATAGCAGAGAACAGGTCACCACGCACCATTGAAACTTCATCTAACACGATGCGTTTGATAGTGTCTGATTCGAATAGTTCTTGTGCTTTTTTAGATACTCTGCGTCTACGGTTCTGATCAAGAAAACCAATAGGGAAACCAAATGTACGGTGAACAGTAGAGCCTTCAATGTTTAGAGCTGCTATGCCAGTAGGTGCCATAAAAATGGTGCTGTCTGGAGCAGTAGATCTTACCTTGTTAATCACAGTGGACTTACCGACACCGCCCGGCCCTGATACAAATACACATTGCTTAGGCTGATCTGGTCGACCTGTGATCAAGTCGTAAGAAAATTGTTGTTTTTCATTTAATTCCATAGTAACACCTTAAGAAGAGGGGAGCGTTACTCCCCACGTCATTAACTAAACTTCACTAAAGACATCAATTCAGCTTTCAGCTTGTGGTCTTCGCGGAACTTACCACCAACGTAAGACGTCACAGTGTTGCTATCCGCATCTTGTACGCCACGAGTTAACACACAGAAATGCTGACCCTTCATCACAACAGCCACATCTTCAGTACCTAAGATGAACTGTAATGCGTATGCAACTTGCAACGTCAAACGTTCTTGGATCTGAGGGCGGCGTGAGAAGAAGTCCACAATGCGGTTCAGTTTACTGAGACCTAGAACTTTCTTACCTGGCATATAGGCGATGTAGCAACCAAGTTTTTCAGTGTTGTGTGCTGTACCGAAATAGACAAAGTGGTGCTCACATACTGACTTAACAGTGCAACGCTCAACAACCATCTCATCGTATTCCATCTTGTTTTCAACAGTGGTACACTTAGGGAAGTTGTCATAATCTAAACCGTAGAACAGTTCTTCAACGTACATCTTAGCAATACGTTTAGGCGTATCAACTAAAGAGTCGTCTGTTAAGTCAAGACCTAAGGCCAACATGACTTGTTCCATGTGGTACTCGATCTTGTCTTTCGCTTCTTCTTTACGAGCTTCACCAGTAGGCGACGCGATACTGGTAGACATTGGCGTTTCCACACCTTTATCCAATAAATGCTTGTGTACCAGTTCACCTAAATTTCTATCCGTCTTACTCATGTTAAACTCCAAAAACTTTTCTTAATGAATCAACTGTGGCCATGAACAGGTTGTCTTTAACTCGTTGAGCTTCAGGCAACTGCTCATAAGCAATAATACAAGGGTGAGTTCTAAACTCTTCTGACTTAACCGGGCCGTGAATCCAACCATCACGGACTTTGTCTTTCATCCAGTTCTGGTGCATGTCTTTCGGGCTTGAAAACGGATTCGTTAAACGGAACACAACACCTTTGTAGATATTGTTTTTAGTTTCTTCAATAGTGTTTGGCCATGAAGAAACAGTAAAGTCACCAATCGCTTCACAGTATGCCCGGTTAACTTCGTGACACACTTCCGCGATAACAGCAACGAATGCCATAACTTGGTCTTCTGAATGACTCATATTTTCTTCACTCCGATTGTGTATTTAGGTACAAGCACCCATTGATCTTTTTCAGAAAATTTAACCACTTTAACAATGTTTGGGTGGCCTAACGGATCAAGCTGAGTGTGATCTACAATCTTACATAAGCCCCAGTCACACAGCATCTGCGCAATTCTGTTCCGTCTAGCAGCGTCACCGTCAGTGAATTCAGTAGTCTTGCCATCCAATGCCATCATCTCTTTGAAGTGTGCAATGTAATACTTACCTTGCTTGTGTAAGATGTGTGCTGTTTGGCTAAGAACTTTTTCTGTGGAGTTTGCTACGCCCATGCGTGTCAGCGTTTCCACAATTTTACTAAAACCGTTTGCGTTTGACGGCAGTACCTCAACCATTCCTGCAATAATGTTATCTGCCTTTGTCATTTTGTCCTTCCTCCAGTGCGATTCATGTCTCGAATTTTGTTTATCTGTTCTTTTGTTAGCATTCCTAAGTAAGAGATAGCAATTCGTCTGTTTATTGTGTAATGAGACATCACTAACTTGATGTCATCTTCTTGTGTGTTGTCAGCCTTTGCCCACTTGCCATACCGCTTCTTTTTAGAGATAGAGTAAAACAAGAAGTCGTGGACCATATCCTTGGACCCATGCCAGTTTTTATTCATCTCATTAGCAAACATGATTGTATCTACGTTCTGAGATAGTCCTTTGTTAACCATATAAGGCACGAATGCCTTTTCTGTTGATTCGTCTAGCAGATACTGCTTATCAAAAGTAATATCGCCTATAAAGTCAAACAGTGACACAGACTTTATTTTAACGTCTTCTACAGAATTGTCAACAGGTTTGCTGCCGTCTAATGTCACTATTTCCATTATTTGAAACTCAACTGAATCATCATTTGTACGCACATTGCTGCCAAGTGTAGTTCTTTGTCCGGTACTATAGCATCAAAACGCTGATAATCGTTCAGTATTAAGATTGCTTCAGGTATTGACTGAGGGTCTACAAAGTCTTTCAAAGACTTATAGAGCCTTGGATACATTGTATTTAGGTCGTTACCCGCGTTATCTGCACACCACTGGCGAATGTCTTTGAAAGACTTTTCTTTCATTGCCTTGATAAGGTTCTCTAAGTTCACTTCTTGTAAACCCATCAGAATACCTTCATCAATTGAGCCCGAACGTGCATAGTTCTGCAACTCACCTAAGATGCGACGGTTGTCTGGAAAGAACTTAGTGATAACGTTAACGACTGACATACGGTCGTAGGCGATATTTTCGTTAGCCAGGATAGAGAATATCCGCTTACAAAAGCCCGCTTGCAGTGTTGCCATCTCGGCTTTGTCAATTGTAAATGGAATATGTACAGTTCTGCTAAACAATGCTCCCATCAGACGGTTCGGATAGTTGCATGTTAACACAAATGAACATGTCTTAGAAAACTGTTCAAACGCTCCACGAAGGCCTGCTTGTAGTGCGTTAGACATGAAGTCAGCTTCGTCCAGGATAATACACTTGCCACCGTCACCAAAAGATACAGTAGATGCAAAGTCTTTAATCTTTGTGCGAAGTGTGTCGATGCCTGTTTCTTCAGAACAGTTGATTACAATCCAGTCTAAACCTAACATCTGACACATTGCTTTAGCAACAGTAGTTTTACCAGTACCAGGCCCACCAGATAAAATCATGTTAGGCATGTGGCCTTCTTTGACAATATTGTTGAACTGTTCTTTCATGTGCTTAGGCAGGATACACTCTTCTATCGTTTGTGGACGATAGCGTTCCACCCATAAGGGCTCTTTTTCATTAAAATTCATAACAACCTCGGAAAGGGCCTAGTATGCACTAAGCCCGATTATCAATTAAGCAAATGTACTGTCTTTTGACATCGTGATGAAGTATACACGACCAGCGTTCTCAATTCTAGACACGCAACTAGAACTAAGTTCAAATTTGCAGTTACCTGCTAACATGCTAAGTGCTTCTGTCTTGTAAAACAAGTTGAAGTCGCGTGTTGTTTCGCCTAACTCTACTGAGAAGCCGTTGGTCTCATTGCCATCACCGTTGTTCTTGTCGAACGCAGTCATTACAATTTTACCATCAACTGACTTGAAGCCAACAAACTCAAGTTTCAATGTTGTCGCTGCTTTCATAACGTTGGACAGTTGAGCCCCTGTTACTTCTACAACCACATCAATGGTCTTCAGTTCGATGTTGCGTTCAAAGTAAGAGTTGATCAGGCTTGCTGCTGCATCAATGTAACGCAGTTTCTGTCTACCATCAGCAGACTTAACAGTCACATGCTTAGGATCCGTAAAGTCTAATACCGGACTTTCAAACAATCCCACTACCTGTAAAAACTCACGCAAGTCATAAATACAAAATTCACGTGGAATTGCATTGTCTAACTTTGCAACCACAGCACAAGTACGAGTTGCGTTAAACGCACGCAGTTCCGGATTACCTGCCATAATTTTCAGTGACTGGTTAATCGGGTAGATTGCGTTTAAAGTCTCGATATCGTTTTTACTCAGTTTTACTTCATTTGACATTGTCATTCTCTCTTTTTGGATGAAATTCATTCTCGGCATTTATTGTAGACTCAACTTGTAACACTGTCAAGTCCTTCAATTTGATAGCAGTTAGTACACCGCCAAACACACAACCACTGTCGATGTTTAGTTGCTTAGAATTTAAAGCCTTCTGGTCTTCTAACTGCTGATGGATATCAACATACTTCCAAGACAAGTGTGCATGGATGTGAATTGCACTCACTTGACTTTCTCTTAGTGTATCGTAAGACACTTGTTTACTAGACATTGAATGTTGTCTGAATGAAGTGTACGATGATGAATTAAACACGTCCATAGGCCCGTGAGTAAAAACAAATGTCTGGCTACCTACAGTGACAAAACAACCAGCAGGTAATGAACAGATGTATCGTTTAACTTCTTCTGCACAATCTTTTTCTGTTATTTGATCATGTGTGATAGCTCTTGATTTGCTTCGGCAGACTTTGCCATTGAACTCCTGAATTAACAGCCATTCATGGTTACCTAATACAGCACACATCACACTTGCATCGTCACGGATATGGCGTAAGACTTCAACGCTATAAGGACCACGGTCAATGTAGTCACCCATCATGATAAACTTTGCAGTCTTACCAGTCAGTGAAGCATCAATATGGCACTTGTCCATCAGTTTAATCATTTCAGACAAACAACCATGGACGTCACCAATGGCATAAATTTCTTCATCCAACCCGGCAACGAATCTTGGTGTAACCACTTTGAAGTAGCTGTTAACATACATCGCAACATCTTCAGCGCTAGCATCATTCTCTACGTCAACCCACTTATGAAGTCTGCCTGTGGCAATTGCAGATGTTTTATAGTGGTCTGTTGTTGCGATGAAACGGTTCAATTGTTTCTCGATCACTTCCTGAGAAATTTCAATACCACCTGCAGCCCGGCGTTTTTTGCTACGAGCCACATGTTCTTCAACGCTATAAGGAAGGACGTTGATAACGACCACTTCATAACCCCATTTAGCTGCCAACTCAAAATACTCAGCGGAGTCATTGAATCTAAGGTTAGTTGCGTCTACACAGACAATGGAACGCTCTGACATACGAACATCCATAACCTGACGAATCAGATCAAACACTTCTTTGTTCATATGTTGGCTGTTTGCGTCACCTGTTAGCATTGCACGAAAATCGTCAGATGCCAATATATAATTGCCAAACATTTTACGAGCTAAGGTAGACTTACCCGAGCATGTGATTCCACGCATAATAAATAAAATCATTTCACTTTCTCCATGATAGCAGCAACGATAAAGATTGCAATGCTCAAACTGAACCACTTAGCAGAAGTGCCAAGTGCTCTTCTTAAAACTTTATTACCGTTGTCAATGACAACATGTGAACATAAGTAACAGAATGCTAGCATTGCTGTTGTCCACAGTGTAACGGCACTTGTACCTAGAGTCACACACATTACGACATTCATGTTAGTTCACCTTTCAATTTTGTATAAGCGCATTTTTACATGTCTTTCAGCATTTGTCAACATAAATAACTCAAATGCGTTAAATTTAAAAACAGGGGCGACTTCCATGCCAAGTGCAATTACGAATTCTTTAAGAGTGTTAAACTCAGATGCGTTAGCCGCGTCTATCTCTTCTAAACCTACATACGTTTACATCGGCAAGTCTACACCTTGGCCAGATGACTTAGTTCCACCAGCAGTGGCAGGTGAATCAGCCAACTATCTGAATGTAGCAAACGACATTTTAGGTATTAAGAAAATCCAAGCAACTAACATCTGCTCTGTTATCCCTAGATACTCTTGGACTAGCGGTGTGGTTTACGATTTCTTTGATCATCGTATTGACATCACTGAGAACAGAAAACAAGACGGCACTAAGTACAAATTCTATGTGATGACTGACGAGTTTCATGTGTACAAATGCTTAAGCAACTCATTGGGTGGCCCGTCTACTGTTAAGCCTAGTTCCAACCAGATCACACCGTTTCAAACTCCAGATGGTTATATTTGGAAATACATGTATACCGTTCGTGTGGGTGATGTTGCAAACTTCTTGACTCAGGATTGGGTTCCAATTTACTCACTGTCCGTTAACGATGGTTCAGCTCAGTGGAACGTACAGCAATCAGCAGTCGTTGGTGGTATTCACCATGTTGTTGTGACTGACCCTGGCTCTGGTTACTTAGTAGCAACTCCACCTATTATCACTATCAGCGGTGATGGTACAGGTGCTACTGCTACTGCTGTTGTTAACTCTGTCACTGGTAAGATTGATAAAATCATAATCGGTAACCCAGGCATTAACTATACAACTGCTACAGTCACTATTGGTGGTGGTGGTGGTGCAACAGCAACTGCTATTTTGTCTCCGTTAAAAGGCCATGGCTCAAATGCTAAGGCAGAGTTAGGCGGATACCATAAGATGATTAAAATTGACCTAGTAGGTGATGAAGGTGGCAAACTGCCTATCACATCTTTTAGACAAACAGGGTTGCTACATAAACCGCTGTCTAACGCTCTAGGTGCTAATATGATTTTGGACTCTACCTCAGGCTTACAATCAGGACAAACTGTTACTGGCAGTAGCTCAGGCGCAACTGGCAACATTATGTTAGTAGAGTCAGATGTGAACAGAATTTGGCTTAGTGGTGTGACAGGTGACTTTGTTCAGAACGAGACGTTCACGGTTAATGGCGTCACAAGAAGTGTCTTGAACGTGACTAATGACACTAACATCGTTTTCAACCTGCCAGCGGGTAGTGCTACTGATATTGTTAAGCACACTGGCGAATTTCTGTATATGTCAAACAGAACACCTATTGTTAGATCAGTTGAACAAACCGAAGAAGTTAGGATGGTTATTACTTTCTAACTAAATAAAGAATATGACAAAAATAGGACTAGAGCATGTCTAACAACGTAAACACTTTTGCGTCACCATATTTTGATGACCATAATGAACTTAAGAATTTTCATCAAATTCTGTTTAAGCCGGGCAGGGCAGTTCAGGTACGAGAACTGAACCAGCTGCAAACATTGCTGCAAACTCAAGTCCAACGATTCGGTGATCATGTATTTGAAAACGGATCAATGGTAATCCCTGGTGAATTTAACTTCAACCTAGCTTACGAATTCGTGACTGTGAGCGGTGTTGACTATGCTAACATTAAAGACATGTTGAGCAATGGTGAGGTATCAATTGTTAAGACTGGTACTACTAAGAAAGCAATCATCGTTCAACATACAGCAAACACTATCGCAGATCCAGTGACATTTTATTTACGCCATATAGATGGTGACAATGCGTCTCCTGGTTTTGTTGCGGGTGAGGCTTTCACTCTGTTTTTAAGCAACGGTAATGCTATTGCTGCAGGTACAATCATTAGCACAGGTAAGGCATCTGTATTTGATATCGCTGCTGGTATTTTCTATATCAATGGACACTTCATCAGAACAGATAAGCAACGTATCCTGTTAAGCAAATACTCTTCTGAACCTAGTGTTATTGTAGGTTTCCGCTTATCTGAAAAGATTGTTACATCAGCTGATGATGCTTCTTTGTTTGATAATGCAAACGGCTCGCCTAACTATAATGCGATTGGTGCTGACCGCCTGAAGAAAACGTTGTTCTTAGAAGTGTACGACGCAGCATCTGCTTTTGACAGAAACAACTTCATTGAGTTAGCAGCGTTTGAGAACGGTACTTTAAAGCGCAAAGCACGCGGGCCTAACTATAACGTATTAGAAGAAACGTTGGCTCGCCGTACATACGATGAGTCAGGTGACTATACTGTTAAGTCATTCGGGTTACGTTTAAGAGAACATAAAGACACTGGAACAAATGATGGTTTGTATCCAGCAGGTGACACGACTAAATTCGTTGTTGGCGTAGAGCCAGGTAAAGCATACGTCAAAGGGTTTGAAGTAGAGTCGTCTATCACTGAATACTTGACTACTGAAAAGACTAGAACTACTGCTAGTGACAATAACATTAGTGCAATCACACCTGTGGGTCACTTTGTTCTTGTTGAAGGTATGAATAAAGTTCTGTCTTTCAACAACCAAGATGTGATCACGTTTCACCCTGACAACCCGCCATCAGATGGTGTATCGCCTTTAATGCCTGCTATTGGTTCTGCAAGAGTTCGTTACGCAGAATACAACAATGCTTCAGGTAAGACTGCATTGTATCTATATGATGTAAGGTCTTCAATGGTAGCTGCTCCAGGTGAGCCTGAGATTCCAGTTAACGATAGTAGATTTTTAAACATTGCGACCGGTGTATATTGTGCTAACCAGGCTTGGACTGCTACTTGTGCTACGCCTAGAGGCCTACAGGATGCAATTTACTCAGGTGCAGTGTTCAGATTACCAATCTCTAACGTTAAAACCATCAGCGATGTGACATTCCCTGTTCGTAGATCGTTTGCCGGTGTGACTGACTCTACTGGTAAATTAACAATCACTGCAAGCAACAATGAAGTATTCACACTGCCGTTGGCTAAAGTGTTTCATGGTAATGTTGTAGGGCATCCAATAAGAGACGTGGCCACAATTTCTACTCTGGCCGGTACTCCACTTGGAAAGTCTTTAATTGTGGACTTTGGTTCTCCTTACGCATCTTTACCTGCGTTGGTTAACGCTGAAGTTATCAAACAAACTGCTACAAGAAAATCTAAAACGACTACATCAGTGTCTGTAACTAAAACTCCAGCACAGATGGTAAATCGTAGATTCACCCTTGACAGATCAGATGTATACAAAATCGTTAGCATTAAAGAGAACGGTATTGATCGTATGTCTTCTTACAAGTTAGTAACCAACTCTAACTTAGATACATACCAAACATCTTACATTGAGTTGAACCCTACCGAGTCAACACCATCTGCTGACGTGATCATTGAGTTCAAATACTTTGAGCATGGCCCAGGTGACTACTTCTCAGTAGAGTCGTATGATGTACCTTACGAAGAAATTCCAAGCATTGTACAGAATAACACTAGCTACAGCCTGACTGATTATATCGACTTCAGGTCTAGCACATCTTCAATCACAGAAACGCCTTCACCGTTTGGTCGTGTTACAGTCGACGTTGAGTATTATCTGCCGCGTATTGATAAAGTCTATGTGTCATCACGTGGGGACTTTGGTATCATTAAAGGTGTACCATCTTTAACACCAAATGAGCCGCCAACTCCAGATAACGCAATGGCCATTTACAGACTGAATATTCCTCCTTATGTTAAGTCAGTTAAAGATATCCAATCAGAGTTTATCAATAACAGACGTTACACAATGAGAGACATCGGTAAATTAGAAGACCGCGTATCTAACCTGGAATACTACACAACTCTGAGCCTATTAGAGAGCGATACAGCATCTTTACAAATTTTGGATGCAGGTGGTAACAACAGATTCAAGAATGGCTTTATCGTAGACAACTTTGTAGACCACAGCGTAGGCAACTTCACTCTGGGTGACTATAAGTGTTCTATCGCGTCTGAGTCTAAGACATTAAGACCTGAATTTTCATCAGAGTTTGTTGACTTTGACTTCAACAACTTAGAATCTACTGGTGTGATGAAAACGGGCTCACTGATCACGTTGCCATACGTGGAAGAAACATTCATTTACCAAGGTCAAGCATCTGGAACAATGAACGTCAACCCATACGCAGTTTACAACTGGGTAGGTGAGATTAATTTAACTCCGGCAAGTGATACTTGGTTTGATACAAGATATGTTGCACCTGATGTCACGTACCGTGTGTTCAACAACGGCAATTTAACACAGCAATGGAACAGCTGGTCATTGAACTGGACTGGTGAAACATCTGCAGCACAATCTGTGGTGACCACTGGTAACATCGTAACAACTATCAGAACTACTCAGACAACTGATATTTCTGTAGTTAACGACCGTGAAGTTAACAGAAACGTTATCCCATACATGAGATCTAGAACAGTGCAATTCATGGCAAAAGGTTTGATGCCAAGAAGCAGAGTGTACCCGTTCTTCGACAACGTGGATGTGAGTGCTTACTGTCGCATGAGTGAAGGTGTATACGGCGAGTCGTTAATCACTAACAATGATGGCGAGATAACAGGTGATTTCTTAATCCCTAATGATGGGACAGTTAAGTTCAGAACTGGTACTAAGCAGTTCACCTTAATTGATAACCCAGCAAACAACCGCGTTCAGTCTATATCAACAGCCGATGCTGAATACACTGCTGCAGGTACATTGATCACAAGAAGTCAGTCAATTGTTGCCACAAGACAAATCACTCAAGCAGTTGATACTCGTGTGGTGTTTAGAGATCCATTAGCACAGTCATTCTTAGTTGATAAGAAAGGCGGTATCTTCTTAACCAGTATCGACTTGTTCTTTGCTAGTAAAGATCCGTCAGTTCCAGTTTCAATTGAAATTAGAAATATGGTTAACGGATACCCAGGCCAGACAGTGGTACCATATAGCGTCGTTACGTTAAAACCTTCTCAGGTTAATGTGTCTACCAATGCGGTAACTGCCACTAATTTCAAGTTCAGTTCACCAGTGTACTTAGCAGATGGCCAAGAATACTGTTTCGTGGTATTGTCTAACTGCAACTCGTACAATGCGTACATCGCAACAATGGGTGAGAACACTGTGGGTAACACTTCATTGATCTCGAAACAACCATACGTTGGTGTGATGTTCAAGTCACAGAACAGTAGCACATGGTCTGCTGAACAACTGTCAGATATGAAGTTCAAACTGAACGCAGCTAAGTTCTCAACTGGTGTGGTAGGCCAGGCTAAGTTTGTGTCTAGTGGTACTGAGATGGTTAACCTTGCACTGAACCCAATCACTTCTACAATGGGCTCAACTGCCTTACAATTCACAATTCCTAATCATGGATTGGTGGCAGGTTCATCGTTCAACGTTAGAGGTGCTGTAGGTGCCAATGGTATAACAGATACTAGCTTAAATAGAATTCATGTTGTGACGGCAGTAGTGGACTTAGATACCGTTACAGTCGTGTCTACATCCACTGCCACAAGCAGCGGAAGATTTGGCGGTGCTGTGGTAGCGGCTGCAAAGAACGTCCAACTGTGTACGATACAGCCTATGGCACAGCAGTTATTGTTCGAGAACACAACTGTTAACTGGAACTATCGTGGTATTACTTCAAAATCGTTAAACGGTATTGAAACAGCGTACACACCAACACTCGCGTTCCCTGTTCCAATTAACGAGAACCTGGACTTGTTACAACCTCTGATGATTTGTAACTCAGCGGATGAAGCAGGTAGACCATTTGTGAACTCAGGTGTGTTAACTGCTACTATGAGCACTCAAAGTTCAAACATATCTCCAGTCATTGACGTGGAACGTGTTGGTTTAATTGGTGTGTCTAACAGAGTTAACAGCCCGGCGGTGGTGACTGAAACCATTCAAGGTCAAGGTAATGCCGCTGCCCGATATATAACTAAGACATTTGGTTTAGCGACTGCAGGTAAGTTCTTAAGAGTTTACGCAGACTTGTCACTGCCTTATGGTTCAGAAATTAAACTGTATGCAAGAGTAGGTAATAGCGAGTCTGAAGTGAACGCAGGCACCTGGACTGACATTCCAGTTATCAGCGCACTGTCTTCAACAAGTGAATTTGTTGAAACAACGTTCGAACACTTGTTTACATCGCCGTTCAGCTTCTATCAGTTTAAGATAGTGATGTTAAGTACATCAGCTTGCAACATTCCTAGGGTTAAACGGTTCAGAGGCATAGCGTTAGGGGTATAGTATGACAAAGTTGGTCAGTGTAGAAGGGCACTCGCATTTGAAAAGAGACCCTGAAACTAACTGCATAATCAACACAGATCAAGAGGCGTTTAACAGCATTGTTAAACGCCGTGAACTGGAAGAACAACAAAAAAATGACATAGCAAATCTAAAAAGTGAGATGGCAGATGTCAAAGACATGTTATCTAATATTTTAAGGATATTATCAAAATGATAGAACAAATTCTTTTAAATGACACGTTCACTGTCTGGATGAACAAGATCAATGCAATGGGTCAAGAAGTTCAATCATTAACCGCTGACCCTAGCAATGGTTTTAAATTTGACACAACATCAGTCGGGCTGAATGCTAAAATTTTAGCAGGTAAGTTCAGAGAGATGTCTACTGTGATAGACGTTCCCATCTCTGTGGTGAGTTTACCTCCGTCAACCACATCGGTTGTTTGTATCTATAAGAAACCAGGTTTACCTACTCAGTTAGTTGCACATCCTATCTCAACAGTGCCTTCTAAGTATATCATTCCTTTGTGGGGTTTCCAAACTAATGGTACATCTATAATCAGTTATACTGATTTGAGAACTCCTTTTGTGACACCTGTTGCCACCGCGTCATCTGCTACTAGCATGCTATATTTTGACCGCGTGATTGAAGCAAGTGCCACAGTACCAGCAGGGCAAGGTGCTGTATCAGTCAGCCCTACTGTGAACAATGGTGTTACGGTTACAGTTGAGCAAGGTGCGGATTGGGTGGTGTTATGATAAACAGCAGAAACGACTTCGCAGAATACTGCTTAAGAAAATTAGGCAAGCCTGTTATCCGTATCAACGTTGCTGCTCCTCAAATCAATGACCGTATAGATGAAGCAATTCAAGTATGGCAAGAGAAGCACTTCGATGCAACTGAAAAAGCGTGGCTTGGTTACAAAATAACAGCAGAGGATGTTGTTAATGGTTATATCACATTACCATCAGATATCCATGTTGTAGATCAACTGATTAAGTCAAGTCTATTGGACTCTGTTAGTGGTGCGGGTGACTTGTTCTCATATCGCTATCAGTACATGATTCAAAACATGTCACCTTTCCAACCTATGGACATGGTGCAGTATTATCTGACGGTGACTAGCATCAATGAGATTAATGATCTAATCAACACAACTGAGCGCTTCGAGTATACTAAGCACAAGAACAAACTGATGATCTTCAGGGATGGAGACAATCTTAAAGAAAACATGCTTGTTTTACTTCATGTGCATAAAAAGATTAACCCTGATGAAGACCAAAGTGCATGGGAAGATAAGTGGTTGAAGCAATACGCTACTGCTCTTATTAAGCAACAATGGGGTAACAACATGAAAAAACATGGTGAGATTCAGTTGCTGGGTGGTGTTACTGTTAACGGCCAGCAAATTTTCGATGAGTCAGTGCAAGAGATACAACAACTTGAAGAACAATTGAGAGATACCTACGAAGAACCTGTATCATTCTCCGTAGGCTGATGTAAGCATTTTCAATTACAATCGGGAATGTAAGCTGTTTAACTTACATTCCCTTTCTTATTAAGGGTATGAGTAAAACCCGAAGTCGCTTGCTACGCCCATGTAACCACCGTACTTATTGATCAACGGTGTCATGCGGTAAGCTACACACCAACGTCCCCATGCTGGGTTAAAGAACACCACGTATTCAAGATCAAAGTGTTCGTTTGTGTAAGCTGCTACAATTTTTGCTGCGTACTGTTCAGCTGCCTTTTCAGCAGTGCCTTCAGTCATGTAGCTTTTGCAAGGTGATTTGTTGGTTTCGCGGTATTCTTCAATGCGTTTGATTAAGTTTTTGATTAAGTTCATAGTATAGTTCCTTCACGTTGTTTGAGCGTTATTGCTCTGTATGTGTTTATTATAAGGCGTTGGTTATACCTTGTCAACAACTTTTTTAAAAAATTAAAGTTCTTCTACATACTGATCAATTTGCGCTTGAGTGCGATAATCATTTTTGAAACGTTTGAAGCCTTCGCGGTAGTACACTTTAGCTTCTTCCACTTCCATGAGTTGGAACAAACCATCTGGCTTGATTGTGATGTTGTTATCCGTTTTGATATTGAGACGGCCTACTTTAGTAACAGTTACGCGACATGGATGTGTTGGATTGTTTTTAGTGTTGCCTCTACATGGGTTGTAAATGTAGAATAAAACGTATTCTTTACCAACAACTGCTGTTTGAACTGTCACTGTGTTCATTGCTTTCATTGCTGCTGTTTTCATTGTGTAGTACCTTATCACGTTGTGTATGCAGTTATTATAAGGTGTTGAGTTGTATACGTCAACACCTTTTAAAAATTATTCTTGGATTACAGTAACTCGCTCACCCATGAAATCCATCATGTTGTGTCCTTGCATTGCAGTAACTACTTCCTGCCCTACGCGGTAGCCTTCTGAACATTCGATAACATCCAAAACGATTGTGCTTGTTGCATGGTCGATGTCTTTAACCACACCAATAACAAACATTGTTTCAATGTGTGCGAAGTCTAATGATTTTACGATGCTTCCGATTTTCATATTGTAGTACCTTATCACGTTGTTTGAGCGTTATTGCTCTGTATGTGTTTATTATAAACAGTATTCTTGCTACGGTCTACCACTAAATATAAAAAACTTTAAATTTATTTGGTGTATTATGGCCACGAATCCCTATTATTCAGGTTACAACAATAACCAAGAACAAGACTTGACAGACCAACTTATCATTGAGGCAATTCAAATGAAAGGAATGGATGTTAAGTATCTCCCACGAACTCATACTGACTATAACTATCTTTATGGCGAAGACCCTACATCTGCCTTTAGATCATCAACTGAAATTGAAATGTATGTTGCTTCAGTAGACGGTTTTGGTGAAGGTGAGATGTTCTCTAAGTTTGGATTGGTTGTAAGAGACACTGCAACATTCATTGTAAGTAAAACCAGATTCAATGAAGTGTTTCCAGGTAAGATAAGACCAAATGAAGGTGATCTTATATTCATGCCTGTCACTAATGCTATCTTAGAAATCAAGTTTGTAAATCATGAGAGTCCCTTCTTCCAACAAGGCAAACAATATGTGTATGAACTAAAGATGGAAACATTTGAGTTCAGCCATGAAGAGGTTGCTACAGGTGATTTAGACCTAGACTCTATTATGAATAGCATATACCCAACAAACAAAGAAACGGACACAGACGCTTACGGCGACAACAAAGATATGAAAACAGTTGTTGAGCCTGATACGTCGTTTGATCCGGCCAATCCGTTCAGGGGGCTATAATGGTTGCGTTAAACACTTGGTTCTTCCATGATACAATCAAGCTCTATACTGGAGTGTTCGGCTCTATCTTCAATGACGTTAAAATCAAAAGAGGCAACGCTTCAATATTGGTGCCTATTGCATTTTCGTTGAAACAAAAATACGATGTAAGAAACACTGAGAACCCTGACCCTAACGTCCTACGCAAGAAAGTTATATTGCCTAGGATGGGATATCGTTTAGTGGGGTTAAGAAGAGACACCACAAGAATACAAAATAAGATGCATCGCATCACTGACCATACTGATAGAAGTGCCTTAACATCTGCTACCATCCAATATAACCGAGTTCCTTATGTTTTCTCATATGAGTTGAATGTTAAGACAAAGAACATAGAAGACATGAATCAAATCTTAGAACAGATTTTGCCCTTTTTCAATCCGTCTATGAATGTAACTGTGGAAGACAACAAAGATCTGGATTCAAATACCTCAATCAATGTGAAGTTACTTGATATAGGCAAAGATGATTTGTTTGAAGGTTCTTTTGAAGATGAGCAGGTGATAGAGTCTACCTTATCATTTGAACTTGAAGGTTACCTATACATGCCGACGACTCCTATTAAGATCATTAAGAAAGTTAACATCAACTATCATGATCTGGGTTTGGAAGGCGAGCCTATTTTTGATACTGATGTGATTCAGTAACTAGGAACTGCAATGAAAACAAACTTTGAACAACGATTAGAGAATTTAATATCTTCTAATCAAAGCACGGATGAACTCTTGGATAGTTTAGAAGACTCTGAACAAATTCAGGTTAAGAGATTGCCTGAAGTGGTTTATGACACTGTAGCATCCAAGTTGCCACAAAAAGAAACACTATCACCAGACCTTGTGGATGACTATGAGTTTACAAGGTCAATTTTAAGAGGGTTGTTGTTAAGGGGTACATCTGCACTTGAGGGTGCAATGACGCTTGCTGCAGAAACTGAAAGCCCTAATGCTTACCGGAACGTATCAGATATCATGAAAACTGTATCTGACATCGCGGGTAGTTTAATGAGCGTCCACGATACTGTTAAGCCTAAAGCACCAACTAAGATTGATAAGCAGATTAATATCCAGAACAATGTCGCTAAAGACACTGACATAGTAACGGCAAATGATCCTAAAGTTATTAGTCAGTTCTTAGACGCCATGGATGATGACTAATGAGCGCACAAAAAAAGCCTAAGGCTAATAAAAGAGAGTTTCCTTTTGATGTACAAAAGTTCATCAGTGAGAATGCCGATCTTGTTAAGAAGTATCTTAAGAAAAATACATATAAACTAGAGATACCAGACTTCGAGCCTTCTGCCGATGATTTGTATCAAGGAAACCCTTTAATCATCAAACGAACTGCTGTATTCGAATACTCTGAGATTCAGAAGTTAGAGTACATCAAGTGCATGAAAGACGTTTCGTATTTTTCTCGAAAGTACATCCAAATTATATCAATAGACGATGGTGTTATTCCATTTAACTTGTATGACTTTCAGGCAGAGTTGTTAGAACTTTACCAAAAGAATCGGTTCGTAATATCAATGCAATGCCGTCAAAGTGGCAAAACTCAAACCACGGCAGCATTCATTCTTCACTTCGTTACATTCACCCCATCTAAGACTGTTGCTATATTGGCTAACAAAGCAGCACAGGCAAGGGAAATATTGGCACGTATTCAAATGTCGTATGAGCTATTACCTAACTTCTTGAAGCAAGGTGTTAGTGCATACAACAAAGGCTCTACCAAGTTTGGTAACAGATCAGAAGTGTTTTGTGCTGCGTCAAGCTCAAGCTCAATTCGTGGTAAATCTATATCGTTACTGTATATAGACGAATGTGCGTTCTTGAAAAACGATATAGAGTTCTATGAGTCTACTTACCCTACTGTTTCATCTGGTAAAGAATCAAGAGTAATTATCACATCAACGCCTAATGGTGCTAGGGGCCTGTTCCACAAACTTTGGATGGAATCTGTTGAAGGCATCAACATGTTCAAGCGGATGGAAGTTCCGTGGTATAAGGTTCCAGGTAGAGATGAGAAATGGAAGACTGAACAGGTAAGTAACACCAGCATAGAACAGTTCAACCAAGAACATGGATTGATATTCAGAGGTTCACAAAACAGCTTATTGAGTTCCGATGTATTAGCATTGTTACCTGCTAAGAAGCCTGTTGCTACTTATGGTCATTTGAATGTGTACAAAGAGCCAATCAAAGCAAATGAAACTGGTGCTGGCCATGAATACTTCATCACTGTAGATACGTCCAGAGGCTTGGGTAAAGATTACTCTGCATTCATTGTCTTTGACATAACTGTTAAACCATATGAGGTGGTGGCTGTATACAGGAACAACCGTATATCTCCAATGATGTACCCTCAGGTAATTAGAACAATTGCAGACAAGTATAACGAGGCCTATGTGTTGGTAGAGATCAACGACATAGGTGAGCAAGTGGCCAACATCTTATACTATGACTTTGAGTATGAGAACTTGTTGAAGTGTTATACAGAAAAGTCTTATCAGACTATAGGTTTCATCAAAGATCCTAAAGTTGGTGTAAGAACCACTGTTCAGGTCAAGTCAATCGGGTGCTCTAACGTTAAGACAATGGTAGAGACTAACAACCTAATACTAAACGACCCTCAGACGATAGACGAGTTTGGTACCTTTGTGCCTAAAGGCAGATCCTATGAAGCGGACTCTGGTGCCAATGACGATTTGGTTATGTGTTGTGTTCTGTTTGCTTGGGCATCGGTACAGGACTATTTTATAGATTTGGTTAACAGGGATGTGAAGAAGGACATCAATGACGGAATGTATGATGACGTTATGAACGAGCTTCTACCGTTTGGTATTATCGACGACGGTATAGACGAATACATGTTAGGGGTAGAGGACAACAATGTTTCTAGGTTACAAGGCGAGTTCTCTAACCTATGGTAATCTATTACTTTAATCTGGTGAATAAATATCTTTATTAATCTAAGTAAATTAAACAAGAGGTAAAATATTATGGCATTATCACCTGGCGTAATTACTACCGAAAAGGACTTGACATTTAATATTCAGAGCATTACTTCTAATGCAACTGGATATGTCGGTCTATTTCGTTGGGGCCCAGCAGAAGAAGTAGTTTCAATCAGCACAAATGAGTCTGAGCTAGTTGCTCGATTTGGTTCACCTGATGCTGCTACTACTGGCTTTTTTCATGCAGCATCTAACTATTTGCTGTACAGTGTACCTTTACTGATCTCACGTGCTATCGGTTCTGGTGCTAAAAACTCAATTGACAGTGTTGCTAATACAGCATCAATCGTTGCTCCTTTGATCAAAAACGCTATTGACTATGATGGTGCTACTTTAAATGGTATTGCATTCTTAGGGAAATATCCAGGCGACTTAGGTAACAGCTTGAAGGTGTCTATTGCTGATACAACTGGTTATGCATCTTGGCCGTATGCTTCTCAATTTGAGTTTGCTCCTACTGGTACCAGCTTCAACGCTGTAGTGGTAGATGAAGACGGTGCAATCACTGGTACTGCTGGTACAGTTTTAGAACGCTACAACCTAGTATCACTGACAGCAGGCTCTAAGAAAAGTGACGGTAGCCTGGCAGACTTCGTGGAAGTGTTAAGAACTCAGTCGAACTATGTTCTGATTGGTGATCGTGCTGCTGTTATCCTAACCGCTGGTAAATTAGAATTATCACTGGTTGCAGGTGTATCAGATAACGTCGTTGCTAACGCTACTGCAAGCATCGGTAAATCAGTAGACTTGTTCTACTCTGACCAAGTTGAAATTGCACGTCTGATGACATCATTCTTACCAGCCGCGGCAGTTACTGCTTTGGTTGACGTGGTTGATACTCGTAAAGACGCTGTGGTGTTTACTGCACCTACTTTAGCAGCAGTTTACAACAACGCAAGCAGAGTGGCAGATATTGTTACATATTTTGGAACCACTATCAATAAGCCGTCAAGCTATCATTTTATGGTAGACAACTGGAAGTTGATACAAGACAAGTATAACAACAAGCAAATCTGGATCCCATGTGATTCTGATGCAGCTGGCTTGCATGCAAGAGTGTTTGTTAACTCTGATCCATGGTTCTCACCAGCGGGCTTAAACCGTGGCCAACTGAAAAACGTTATCAAGTTAGCATGGTCATCTAACCAAACTCAACGTGATGTGTTGTATCCTAAGTCAATCAACAGCATCGTATCATTCCCAGGTGAAGGTACTGTATTGTTCGGTGATAAGACTGCGTTACAAGCACCGTCAGCATTCAGCCGCATCAACGTTCGTACGTTGTTTATCGTGATTAAGAAAGCGATTGCACGTGCTGCTCGTTATCAGTTGTTCGAAGTTAACGACTTTATCACTCAGTCAATCTTCCGTAATGCGGTTAACCGTTATTTAGATGACGTTCAAGGCAGACGTGGTATTTACCGTAAGAAAGTTGTTTGTGACAATACTAACAACACACCTCAAGTGGTAGATAGCAATGAGTTTGTTGGTGACATTTATGTTGACCCGTCAAAATCTATCAACAACATCAGACTGAACTTTGTGGCTATTGGTGGTTCAGTTTCTTTTGAAGAATTAGAAGGATAATTCAATGTCAACTATTGCTGAATTCAGAGCCGCCCTGAAGGGCGGTGGTGCTCGTGCTAACAGATTCGAAGTTATCATTGAGTTCCCATCTTTTGCAGGTGGCGCAGATGCTATTCGTAAAACCCCGTTTCTGTGTACATCTTCACAGTTACCAGGTTCTACTTTAGGCGTTATTGAACAACCATGGCGCGGAAGATTTTTAAAACTGGCAGGCGACCGTGTGTTCGATGAATGGACTGTTTCTTTCCTGAACGATACTGACTTCGAAATCAGAGACTCGTTCGAGAGATGGCACAATGGTATCAACGCATATACTTCAAACACTGGTTTGATCTCTCCACAAGAATATATGTCAACTGTCCTGGTATACCAACTGGATAGTAACGATAATCGAGTTAAAGAGTATCGCTTAAATATGGCATGGCCGACTGTTATTGCTCCTATCGAAGTAGGTCAAGAACAAAACGACACCATTGAACAGTTTGAAGTCACTTTTGCGTATAGTGATCTCGGTTCTAACACTACAACCTAAGGACACTTAGATGAAACCATTTTCAAAATTTTTGGCAGAGTCGGTAGAGTCAACTGACTCTACCGAGGCTCAGTTAGACGAGTCTAAAGGCAAGAAATTGCAGTTGACTTCAGGTAAAGATAAAGTGCAAATCGGTATGTTTGATAGCATGTTGGTGGTTCAAATTAACAACACTATGGTTATCGTGGACAACGATGATGAGTTTAAGAAGGCCACAGCCTTTTTCAAATCTCTATAAATAGAAGTTATTAGGGGGAGCTAATGCTCCCCGTTAACTCTAAAGGATAACGACATGGCTATGTTTGATTGGTTTAGTAAGAAAGTAGACAATCAACCTTCTTCACAAACATTGAATAATCAAATTGCAACCAACTATGATGATGGTGCAATTAACCTTGAGAACTCGGTCAACAACTTCATTTTGAACTTTGACTGGGCAGCTAACAACCAATTTGAGTTGATAGATAAGTATCGAGAAATTGCTAACTATAACGAAGTTGATTACGCAATTGAAGACATTGTAAATGAGATGGTATCATTTGCTGAGGACGAGGCACCTGTCAAACTAAACTTAGATGACATGGAAATGTCAGACAATGTCAAACAAAAGATTCATGATGCTTGGGGAAAGATATCCAATCTTTTGAACTTAAAAGAAACCATTCACCAGCGTGCAAGAAACTTCTACATTGATGGTCGTATGGCGTATCAAAAAGTGGCTGATCAGAATCGCCCTAAACAAGGTTTGCTTAACATTGTTGAACTAGATCCACGTTATGTGACTAAAGTTCGGAACGTTAACTATAACCAACAATCGAACACAATTGCATCAATTGATGAGTATTTCATCTATGATGAGAAAGTGTCTATGCTTGGCACAGACCAACAAAAAACGAATTCACAACTAAACCAAAGACAATTCAAACAGGCACTGAAATTAGACCCTGCATCTGTTGCTTATGTTACTTCTGGTTTGGTGGACTCCAAGACAGGATACGCTGTCAGTTGGTTGCATAAAGCAGTTAAGCCTGCCAACCAACTAAGAATGATGGAAAACGCTCTTGTTATTTACCGTATCACCAGAGCGCCGGAAAGACGTGTGTTTTATATTGATGTAGGTAACTTACCTAAGTCAAAGGCAGAACAGTATTTAAACAATCTGAAGAACTCTTACAGAAACCGCATGTCATATGATCCAGAAAATGGCTCATTCAAAGATGCAAGACACTTGATGACAATGCAAGAAGACTTCTGGTTGCCAAGAACCACATCAGGTAAAGGTACTGAGATATCAACATTGCCTGGTGGTGCTAACTTAGATTCAATTGAAGACGTTGTATATTTCCTGAAGAGATTATACAAGGCTCTTAACTTACCAGTATCTAGACTAGAACAAGATTCAATGATGTCTATTGCTGGACGAGCTCCAGAGATAAGCAGAGACGAATTAAAGTTCTCGAAGTTTGTATCTAAAGTTCGTAAGCGCTTCAACATGGTATTCAAGGATTTGTTGAGAACTGAACTGGTTCTAACCAACGTCATTAAAGACGACGAATGGGATGAAGTTAACCAGCGCATCAAGTTCATTTACGCTCAAGACATGTATCTTGAAGAAAGAAAGTATTTTGAAATGATGCGCGATCGTTTAGATCTGTTAAAAGATGTGGAGCCGTACTTGGGCAAATACTTCAGCCATGAATGGGCAAGAACAACCATCCTTAGACAATCAGATGAAGATATGTCTGCAGAGGACAAGATTATAAATAAAGAGTTGTCTATCAAACAATATCAACCAGACGACGAAGAATCACCAGGTTTTGGAAATTAAGAGGTATACAAAATGTCAACAAAAGCAAAACAATTCCTTGAAGCATTAAAAGCTAATGATTCATTGCAAGCCGTCAACTGTATTAAAGAATCACTCGGTGAAGAAGCTCGTGGCATATTAGTGGCTGCTCAAGTTCAAATGGCAGAAGCATGTGGCATGAAGAAAATGAAAGAGAGTGATGAGTCTGAAGAACAAGAAGGTTATGATTCTGAAGATGGCGACGGCGACGACGAAGAAGATAAAGAAGATAAGGAGTGATCGATGACTACTCCAGTTTCTGAACAAATCATCACTAAGGTAAATTTCAGAGGTGAAAAACATAGACGAGTTAAGTGTCGTCCGGGTTATAAGCTGAATGATACTGGTACATCATGTGTACCTATTACTGGTGCTGAGAAGTCTAATAAAAGAAAGGCCATTAGAAAAGCCCTTAGAACTAAAAAAGCAATGGGCTCGGCTTTTCAGGCAAGGGTAAAGCGTAAACGTGTGAGAGCACTGAAGAAACGCAAAGCATACGGATTGTAAGCCATGAAGTATTTACTTAGAGAGAGTAGCTTTCAGGTAGAGTGCTTAACCGAACAAACAGATAACGGTAAGAAGCTCTACATTGAAGGTATCTTTGCACAAGCAGAGGTAAAAAACGGCAACGGCAGGTTCTACCCTAAAGGTGTATTAGAGCAGGCTGTTCATACTTACAACGAAGATTTCGTAAATAAAAGAAGAGCATTAGGTGAACTGTCTCACCCAGACCGTCCTTTTGCTCTGCCGGAAGAAGCTGCCATCATTATCGAGTCATTATCATGGCATGGTAACAATGTAGTAGGTAAGGCTCAAGTTATGAACACGCCTAAAGGTTTAACCCTTAAAGGCCTGTTAGAAGCAAACTTCAGCTTAGGTGTTTCTACTCGTGGTTTAGGTTCTCTTACTGAAACTAGACAAGGCAAAGTGGTCAACAAAGATTTTATGATGACTGCTATTGATGCTGTTGATAACCCGTCTGGCCCAGATTGTTATGTTAAGCCACTATTGGAATCAATGTGGGACATTCAAAATGGTATTTGGGTGCCGCGTAATGAATTAAACGAACAGTTGATTTTACAATCTATCGAAGACTTTGTCAACACACTGAAAAAGTCCAGATAACCAAGATTAGTTTTAAAACACCTATAAATATTTTTATTAATTAACACTGAGGAAACAAAAATGTCTGTGCTATTAAAACTGTTTGAAGGACAGGAGCTTTCAGAAGAGTTCAAAACTAAAGCCTCTGATCTATTCAACGAAGCTGTAGATACTGCTGTTTTAGCTAAAGTGGATGAACTGAAAGAATCTACTGTTGCTGAACTGACTGCATCTTTACAAGAAGACTACGATGCCAAGGTTGCCGCTAAAATTGCTCAGTTAGAAGAGCAAAGTCAACGTTACCTGGACGAAGAAGTATTACCTGAAGTTGATCGTTATCTGACCGCCACTGTTAATGAGTGGAAAGAAGAAAACCAATTAGCTATTGACACCGGCGCTAAAGTGGCACTTGCTGAGTCGTTCTTACAAGGCCTGGTTGGCATTGCTGAGTCGTTCAACGTGACTGTTCCACAATCTAACGTTTTAGATGAGTTGACTGCTAAGGTTGATTCACTGACTGAATCTTTACGTGAAGCAACTGACAAGAACGTCACTTTAGTTTCTGAAAACATTGCTGCTAAACGTGCAATCGCTGTTGCTAAATGTACTGCTTCTTTGAGCGATACTCAACGTGATAAAATTTCAGAATCATTAAATGGTATTGAGTTCAAAAACGATACCCAGTTCTCGTTAGCAATTCACTCTTTAGTTGAATCTACTTTCCCAGCACAACCTGTAGTGGCACAAACCACCACAATCACTGAGACTGTTGAAACGGCTCCGGTAGCTGCTGCAAGCTATGCATCTAAGGTTATTGGCGCTGCATTGCGTAGATAACTAAGATTACAATTTAGGCTGTTATAAATAAATTTAATTAACCAAAAAGTTTTAATTAGAGGAAAACAAAATGGATAGCAAAGAGCTTCTGAAAGAAGACGTACAGAAACTGATTAATGATGAAGGTTTCCCAAAAATCACATCAGACTATCGCAAAAAAGTAACTGAAGCTGTATTGATGAACCAAGTACAGTACCAACAACAAGTTGCTGAATCTACTGTGGCTCCTACCAACCAAACTGGTGGTGTGGCTAACTGGGATCCAGTGTTGATTAAAATGGTACGTCGTTCAATGCCGCAACTGATGGCGTTTGACTTGATGGGTGTTCAACCTATGTCAGGTCCTACTGGCTCAATCTTTGCAATGCGTGCTCGTTACACCAACCAAACAGGTGCTGAAGCATTAGTTGATGAAGCTAACTCAGCGTTCACTGGTACTGGTACTCAAGCAGGTGATACTTCTGGTTTCGCGGCTGACGCATTCGCACCAGGTAACCCAGCAGCAGGCACAGCATACGGTACTGGTATGTCCAAGGCCGCTGGTGAAGTGTTAGGCTCTGATTCTAACCCAGCTTGGGCGGAAATGGGCTTCAGCATCGAACGTCAAGACGTTACTGCTAAAACACGTAAATTGAAAGCTCACTTCAGCCGTGAACTGCAATTTGACATGAAAAACATTCATGGCTTAGATGCAGAAACTGAATTGGCTAACATCCTGTCAAGCGAAATCACTGCGGAAATCGACCGTGAGTGTTTACGTACCATCAACGTCGCAGCAGTATTGGGTGCAGCTAACGCAGCGGTTCCTGGTTTGTTTGACGTAGCATCAGACAGTGATGGTCGTTGGTTAGTTGAGCGCTTCAAAGGCTTACTGTTCCAAATCGAAATCGAAGCAAACGCTGTGGCGAAAGCTACAAGACGTGGCCGTGCTAACCGCATCGTATGTTCAAGCAACGTTGCCTCAGCACTGAACATGGCAGGCGTATTGGATTATAACCCAGCATTAGCAGCAACTTTAACAGTTGACGATGCATCACAAACCTACGCTGGTGTGTTAATGGGTAAATACCAAGTATTCATCGACCCTTATGCAACTGTTGACTATGTGACTGTAGGTTACCGTGGTTCTAACGCATGGGATGCTGGTGTTTACTTCTGTCCATACTTACCATTAGAGATGTACCGTTCAGTTGGTCAAGACACCTTCAACCCGATCATGGGCTTCGCAACACGTTACGGCGTAATTGCTAACCCGTTCGCTGCAAACACTGCATCAGGCGCAAAACCTGGTAAAGGTTTAGCACAAGGTGAAAACCCTTACTTCAGAAAAATGGCAGTGCGCAACATCACTGGCTAATTTCTAGAATAGATGAAAAAGCCCGCGTTTGCGGGCTTTTTGTTGACTTAATTTTCTTAACCACCAGCTGAGAACTTTCTCCAGTCTATTGCCGCTCTGATGTGGAATGTGCGTGCGCTTATTTCCTTTAAAGACTTTTCACAGAAGTTGACTTTTTGATTACAAACTTCAAGTGCTTCTTTGGCGTCGCATAGGATATCATCTGCGTTAAGGTATATGTCCATATCCGACTTCTGTACTTTATGGTGCATCTGTCCGAACTCGGCATAATACTTGTCCGTTGCTGTGCCTGAGTAATACTTCCATCTTTCTAAGTACAGTTTTTTGTAGATGTTCTCTACTTTTTTGTACTCTGTAGATGCTGCACCCAACAAGTCTAACCATCGTGTATGAAGTCTAGGCGTTCGGAATGCTTCTAAGTCTAAATCAAACTCGTCTATATTCAATTCGGCTATTGCAAAGCCTTTAAGCTCTTCAAAGGATGCTGTGACATCGTCTCTGATGGCTTTGATGTTTTTCAACAACTCTGTTTTCTTATCCGGCTGCATACTTTATTTTTTCACCTGTTGCTATGATTTCGATTTCTATAGTGGTGAATCTGAATGTTGCATCAAAAGACAAAGTAGTTTCTTCATCTTCAATTGTATACATCACATCACCTAAAGCAGTAGGCCATACATCAGTATAGACCACGTGCATGATTGGAACGTTCTGTAAGTTTAACACAGTCATCTGCATTCGGTCAAATAACGTAGCATCACTGAGCTTAGTCATTCTTGTGCATGCTATCATCCATTTATACATCTCAACCCACTCACTCATATTCTCTGATGATAACAGCCTAAGTGTGATAGGGTTATACTCTAATGTATTACCAGGAACTAGCATTGACGCTGTATATGGGTTAGGAAATACTGTTTCACCTAACATAACAGAGCCGATAGAGGCATTCAACGCTCTTGTTGATAAGTTAGTTCTATCAGTGAATGTCAACTGGTATGATGAAGACTTGGCAGTGTTCTTTTGGTTTAGCATGGCATGACTCTCGGAGTTGGTTACTTCAACCTATTTATGGATAAATAAGTATTTCTACCTTAAGGTGTAATCATGAGAACGTTCAAGCAATACATTAACGACACTGAAGATACTGTGCTTATACCAGGTGCTTATATGGTTCCTAGATCACAGATGCCTCAAATACACGACCAAAAGTCTTTCTTGAATTATATAGTCAGATCAGGCGCTAAGTGGTCTTATGATGTTGTGTCTGTAGATAGTTTGAAGCCTTTGCAATCGTTTGTGGATAGAAACAAAGTTAAGAAGTTCACTGTCAAACACATCTATAAAACACCAATCATTGTATCTAGTGATAACTTTATACTAGACGGACATCACAGATATTTTGCTGCACTTGAGTCTACTATTCAAGATCTAACCGTTATCCGTGTTGCGCTAAATATTAATAAGTTATTTCAGTTGACACAAGAATATTTAGAATATGCAGCCTAAAGACATAACAATCAGACCAATAGATGAAACATACATCAAAGTTGAATGTGCCGAACAGCACATTGAGATGGAAATGTCTGACAGGTTCTCTTTCAAGGTTCCGGGTGCTCAACATGATCCTAGAGTCAAAAGAGGCAAATGGGACGGCATCAAACGTCTGTATAACCGACTCTATAAACGGATATACAAAGGCCTATTGTTTGAAGTCCTTAAATTCGCAGCCAAACACAACTATACAGTAGATCTTCACCCTACCCTATGCCCAACTACAGGCGTAGAACGAGAAGTGTTAGAATCTGTCGTACGCGATTTTATTAAGCCTCATGCGAACAAGAACCCTATTGAGCCGTACGAGTATCAGATAGACGCCGTTTTTCATATGCTAAACTCTAACCGGAGTATATGTTTGGCTGCAACGTCTGCTGGTAAATCACTGATGTTGTATCTTGCAGCAAGGTTTTATCAAATGTCTGATAGTCTTGATGGTAAGCACATATTCATTGTCGTGCCTAGCAAGTCGTTGGTAGAACAATTATATTCAGACTTTGTTGACTACTCTACATTCGAAGGTAGCAAGTGGCATGTTGCAACGTTTGTTCAAAAGATATCAGGTGACTATGATAAGAGAATATCAAAGCAGATTGTGATCACCACATGGCAAAGTCTAAAGGACATACCTACATATCAACTGGCTGATGCAGGTGCTATCTTTGTAGATGAGACTCATACTGTCAATGGTCCTATTCTGACTAAGCTGATGGAAACTGCTGTTAACTGTTCAATCAGACATGGCCTAACAGGGACACTAGACGGGTTTGAATGTAATGAACTGGCAGCTCAAGGGTTGTTAGGCCCTTGCAAGAGAATTATTACAGCAAAGGAACTGATAGAGCAAGGTAAAGCAACAACTGTTAAGGTTGCTTGTGTTGTTATTGATTACGATGACGATACTAAGAAAGCGTACTCTGCCAAACAGATGCAGTTACTAACATCTGAAGCTAAGTCTCAAGGCAGTGCTTTGTACCAATCTGAGATAGAGTTTATCAATTCACTCAAGTCCAGATTTAACTTCATTCAGAAGTTCGTCAAAGGGCTGAAAGGTAATACCATAGTTCTATTTGATCGTGTGGAGGATTATGGCTTGCCTTTGTACAATGCGATGAAAGCAGTTCATGAAAACACGTATCTCATTATAGGTGAGGTAGGTGCTGCTGAACGAGAAGCTATAAGGAAGTTGCTTGAAGTTAAGACTGATGCTATTGTGTATGCTACCAG